TCTCGGCGTAAGCCGCCGAAGCCTTGACCTGTTCCTCAGACAGCCGCATCTGCTCAATCTGGTAAGCCCTCTGAAGCTTGTTCTGCTCCTCCTCCAGCTTCTTACGCTCCTCGAAGAACTGCATCTGTACTTTCAGGGCTTCCTGAGAGAAACGTAACTGCTCCTGCTGTTGCTGTCTCTGTACCCGGAAGCGTTCGTCCTCCAGATCCCACAACTCTCTCTGGCGCTCACGCTGTTTATCGATTTGCTCCCCCTCGATGTCGTGCATGATGGTCTCTCGGCCCATCTGACGCTCGGCCATCCGGCGATCTCTACCCGTAAGGAACCTGGCCTGTTCGCCAAAGTCCTCCACTTTCCAGCCCCACTGCATGGCCCGAGTGCGATCCTGGGTCTGCCAGTCCTCCATGGACCAGCCCCGCTGCATCTGGGACTGCTGCACGTTGAGACCCATATTCTGTTGGAAGAAACGGTTGCCCATCTCCATCTGTTGGGATTGCTGGCCGAAGTTCCACTGCTGTTGGGCCCAATTCATATTCATGAAGGCGTCCTGGACACCCCAGAAGCCGCCTCCCTGTGACTGGAAGTTTGCCACCCCAGGAACGTTGAAGCCGAACTTGCCTGTATTGAACCCGAACGGAGAGCCCGTCTGTGGGTTGACAATCCCCGAATACTGGTCAATCCCTACGCCGGTGTTGAAGGCCCGAGAGAGAGCCAACTGCTGTAACTGAATGCCTGCCTGGGCCTGCTGTGCTTTTCTGGCCTCCTGTGCCTGCCATTCCTGCCCTGCAAACTTGCCGCCCTCGATCATCTCCATGATCAGGTCCTGGTTGATGTTGGCGTTACCTCTCCAGTCAGCACCCCAAATGCGGTTTGCCATAGATTGAGATGTGAGCCCTGGCATTGCAAGAGAGCTCATACCCCATGGCATTCCTGTTACAGTCTGGGTATACTGTCCCCATGGATTAGTCCCTTCCCGGATATCCGTCATGCCCATGTAGGCAGTGGTCATTTGTGTGCCGCCAATCCCCGGCATGGTCAATGGTAGTTGGGCCATCTGTTCTGGGTTCTGGGTCATGTAGGCTGCAAACTGCAAGGGATTACCAGAAGTGACACCTTGAAGCTGTTGGAATGTTCCTTGTGGAAGTTGGGTGAAAGCCTGTGATAACAGATCGGCCTGTCGGGTTGGCATACCACCCCTGCCTGCAAGGAGGCCGCCCATCTGGGTTGCCCACTGCTGTTGGGACTGGAGCTGGTTGATCTGGCCCATATTCCAGCCTGCATACTGGCTTAGATCAATTGTTCCCGGAGCCATCCCCAGACCCAGGAAGCCACCCTGGAGTTGCTGGAATGCCTGATATCTCTGTTGATCCTGCATGAGCTGTTGTTGCTGGAGTTGCAGGTTAGCTGTCGTAGGCTGGCCCTGGAACGCCCCCACCGGAGGGGCTTGCCAGGGGATCCCCATGGTCCGCAGGCCAGCACCCACGTTATAGCGTTGTTGCATGAGCCCGAACATCTCTGGGGCGACGCCTGCCAACTGTTGGTAGTATGCCTCCTCTGTGGCCTGTTCTCTAAAGCGGGGAGCGGATGCACCAAGTACGCCATACCTTTGAGCGCCTTCCATAAGCAGGGCGGCCTCACCTTCCTCACGCCCACCTTCCTCGGTCCATCTCTGAATGAATTGTCCGGCGATCCTTCTTTGCTCTCGTTGTGTTCTCCAGGGAGCCGCCCCCATCTGTTGAGCGGCCTGTATCCAGGGAGCTTGCATGGAGACTGCCCCTGCCAGAAACTCGAACTGGCCGCCAGGCTCCATCCCCAACTGCAAGCCGTATCTTCCGGCCATGATCTCTGCCCCGATTACACCCTCTGCCGGAGCCTGATACCTAGGAGCCTCAGCCGTCCCATAACGGGCCATCCATTGGGCCACCTGGTTGCGATCGTAACCCATCCCCTGGAGGACTTCCTGTAAGGACTGCTCTGGGGCAGCTTCCCTGGCCTCCCGAATTCTCTGGATCTGGGCTGTGATATCCTGGGCCTCCGGGGTAGACCTCCAGGCTGCTCTTTGGGTGTCAGTAGGAGATGCGAAGAAGTTCGAGAGTGGACCAACGATCCCTGCCGCCCAAGAACTTCCCGGTAGGGTCCACCGTCCTCCCGTCAACGGATTGACCCGAGATCTCTGATCCATTGTTGCCTGAAGCTCTTCTGGAGTAAACCCCCCGGTAAATAGCCTGGAGGCCATCCCTACCCCGGTGATCTCGGGTTGAGCCATGCCGCCCAACATGCTCATGGCTGTCATACCAACGGGAGCTGCTATTGCGCCTGCGGCACCCAGGGCAACGGCAGCACCTGGAATGGGGATCATACCTCCCATCCATAAACCAGCGCCTCCACCAGCCAGGGCAGCCTGGAGTAGATTGACGCCCCCTTGAAGCCCTGGCCTTTGGGCAATCTGCGCCTGTGCTGCTCTAAAACCGGCAAATCCAGCCCCGCCATACATGGTCTGTGCTTGCTGGAGCTGCTGTTCAGGTCCCCAATAAGGCATCCCGCCGCCCATGGCCTGGCCTACTGTCTGGGAGATCATGGCCTGTTGCTCCTGGAAGGGAGCATAGCCCATCTGAGCGCCACCAGTGGTGATATCCCAGATGCTCCGTAGATACATTAGGCCAAAGCCACCCATGGTCGCCCGAGCCAGCCTGCCGTAACCCCGCAGCTCGTCTCCACCGCCTCCCCAACCAGCCGGAGTCGGTCTACCCATCCCAGTCGCCATGGCTCCAACCCTGGCTCTGGCGTAAGCCTGCTGTGATGTCTCGTATCTCTCGAGCGCCGTGGCCTGTTCTTCCTTTCCAATACCCATGCCACGGATAGACTCGAATTCTCCTGGAGTAATCAGCCCTGCGGCACCCTCGGTGGGTAGGCCAAACATCTTGCGCACACCGATAGCCCGGCCCATAAGCTGGGCCTCTGTCTTACCCAACGTTTCCAGCTTTGCCAGCATCCTGTTCGGGTCTAGTTCCAGGCCACGCTCAATAGCTTCGTTGAACTCGGTATGCCTGCCCTTGAGGTCTCCCAGGGACTTGACCTGCATGTCCATGGCCTTGGTGGTTTGTTCCATAAGGCCCAACCAGCGATTAGCCAGGTCTACACCCTGAGTGGTGAGAGGTTGCTCGCCTGCCCTGCCAGCCTTGGTTGCAGAGACGATCTGCTGTAGAGACTGGAAGCCGGTGAACGTCTCACCGAGGCGAGTGCCTAGTTGAGCACCTCCTGGAATGTTCAACTCTTCCTGGTAACGGGCGGCCTCGGAGCCTCCTGCGGCCATGGCCTGAACTGCCATTCCCGGAAGACCGGTATCGCCAAGGTCTCTCATTTGAGGAGTGATTGCCTGAGCAAACTTCTGGAACCACCCAAACTGCTGTAGGGCTCCCTGTAATCTTGGGATGCTCTGTACGCCTCTCCTGAAGTTGATCCCTAGCTGCTGTGCTCTCATGGGGGCTTGGGCAATAGCCTCCTGTGGAGCCATCCCTGCAATCGCTTCTCGCTGCTCTCCGGTAAACATCTGGGAGAGCATTTGAGGCAACTCCTGGAAGGTCTCCCTGAGTGTACCGCCCTGAAGTTCACCACCTTCTGTGAACTCCCCAAAATACTTGCCGAACATGGCCTCGGTTGTCTGCCATACAGCCTGCGCCTGTACGGGACTGTACTTCGTCCTGCGCCCAAAGATCGTGCCCCGACCTCCCCCCGACCCCACCTGTTTTAGAAATGTGTTAGCGAAGTATTGGGCGATCTCGGCCATGTCTGCCTGGCCTGCCATCTGCCGCCCAACCTGGGAAAATGTCTGTCTCTGTGGCTCCTCTTCCGGCTCTTGCATAGCCTCTGCAACCGGTGTTCCTCCAGTCGGTCCTCCTGGCCCTCCGGGTGCTCCGGGTTGCGGAACAGGCTGTCCCTGCCTGGGTGCGCCACCTGCCATTCCTGGAATGGGAATGCCCTGTGCCTTCATGTAGCGGCTCATAAACTGCTCGACTACTTGGGGACTAGTCTGCTCTGGCCCAAGGGTGACCAGGTTACCCATACCCTGCTGGAAGATCTTCTCGCCTACGTTGAATAGGGCCTTCCTGCGCTCTGCCCCGCCGAACTTAGTTGGATCTGCCCGGATAGCCCCAAACTCTTCTGAGAAGAACCTCTCGGTCACATCTCTATGGACGGGTAGGATCTTGGCTCCCTGTGCCTTGTGAGTAAGGCGGTAGATACCCATCTGACCGGCATACTCCTCCGGCCTGGTCGTTCCGGTCTTCAAGTCCATGATCGAGCGTTCGCCGGTCTCGGGGTCTGTGTAAATAAAGTCGGTCTGCCCGGTAACCAGCCCTTCCTTGGTGACTCGCCGCTCGACATCCGAGACGCCTTGCGGTTGGGCCTGCTGTAAGTAATAAGCCAATGCCTGGTGTGCTCTGGTGCCCTCGATCCTGGGCTCCTGTGCTCCTGTACCAGTGTACCCTTCCGGATAGGACAGTTCCGAGGCAGTCAAGATACCGATATCCCTGGGATCAAGCTTCTGCCCGGCTGCCTGTTTACGGGCAATCTCTCCGGTCTTGAACTGGCGAATGGGATCCATCATTTCTAAGACCCGAGCGTAGGGCGTCTCGAACTGTTCCTGAACCTGCTGTGAAGCTCCTACGAGAGCTGTTAGATCTTCTCTCGTCTGGATGGGCATGGGCTCGCCTGTGACCGGATGGGCTACTCTTAGAGGGCCTTCTTCTGAAAACCCGGCCAGTCCACCCCAGGTCTTGCGGTAATCACGGACCATTGGTAGATTGCCAATACCTCTCTGTTCGGCAGAGAGCAGAACTTCCCCAACTCCTTCGACAGTCTTATAGCGTTGCTCTCCCTTGAGGTGTCTGGAGAAATCGAACAAGGTAGAGAGCGGCCTGAGCTCCTGCTCCAGTTGCTCGTAAGGAACACGCTCGCCGCCCATCAGAATGCCACCTCTACGAGCGAAACCGGCCATGACACCTGCTCGTTTGGTAGGATCTTTGGCTGTGCGTTCAAAGCCTGCGGCCAAAGCCGACATTCCTGCGACTGATCTTGTCCCGATCAGTCCTTGCTCCTCGAGCCCGGTCATTGCTCGAGCCATAGCCGTGGACCTGGCAGCCGGTGTTCCTTGTACTGCCCTGGCCCCTGTAATAGCCTCAGAGATTTGCGTCCGTCTCTCCCGGAGCACATCTTCCCCCGCACCTTCCGGGACCTGCATGAGCATACTGGAAACCCAATCGGCAGGCATTTCAGACGTACCAATACCAGCACCGATCCGGCGCACCAGGGCGCTTACGTCCTCCTCCATTGGGTTCCACATCTGGGTCGAGTAGGAGAACTGGCTCCCTCCAGCCATATTGACACCCCACCGAGCTTCATAAGCCCCTGTGTCCTGGAGCTCGGCCTGGAAGCCAGATGTACCCATGATGTTTTCGAAGAAGTTCTGGAATTTATTCTCGAAGTCTAGCCTGGATTGGTAGCGAGCTTGGCCTATATCCACCATCTCGGTTGCCAATCTCTCGGGTACACCCAGGAAGGAAGCCGCCACAGCCGGACGCCTTCGGAATATGTTATAGGCCGATCCCATCCCTTTGGTTTTTGTTTCATTCCAGAGCATCCCCTCTGCCTGAAACTCCTGTGTTCCTAGCTGCGCCCGTTTCGCAAATAGACCTTCCCGAATATCCTCTATCTCCCCACCGATCTGTTGTTGCAGCAGACGCTCTCCAGATGGCCCCATCATCCGGGCAATGGACGCTTGCATGTTCTGGCCCCAGGGGTTCATCGAGGCTGCTTGCGCCCCAAAGAGAGCATTGAAGGTCTTTTGCTGTTGGGCCGGCCTCAGGTTCTCCGTTATCTGCCGAAGCCACCCGCTATATTCTTCGTTGTCTCCTGTCTCTCCGTAGAACCTCTTCCATCCTCCAGATACTCCCTTTCCTGTCCTGATGGCGAGCGGAAGAAGGGTATATGGGTCAAGGTCGATATCACCCAGGTTGGCACCATATATCGAGGACGTGATCAAATCCGGCAGCATCAGCCCGGATCTCTTCATGGCATCTATAATTCTCGGGCCGGTGCGCTTCATCCTTTCCTTTGGATCTGTAACCCAGGGCTGCTCCGTTGTGATGGATACAGGGTGTATCGAGCCTGGCATTCCTTCAGTACCAATGTTGGGAGCCGGGTACCTGGTCATGATCCCGGTCGCTCCCTCCATGATCCTTTGATACCTTCTCCACTCGAGGGGGTTTCGTGTCCCGCCCTGCAATAGATAATTACGTCTAAGTCCTTCAGGCGTCATCACCACCTGGCCCGGAGGTACGGTGGATGTGCCTGCCGCCCGGCTGAAGATGCCGCCCCTTTGCTTGCGGAGCTGGTCTGTGTCTGTATACTCTCCCTGGAATGACTGAATATTTCTACGCAGGAGCTCATCTGGAATTTCCAGCTCTGCACTTTCCAATAAGCCTCCCATAAACCTGTTGAACTTAGTAGCCACCTGCGCCTGTGTCTGAAACTCCATCCCCCCCTCTTCTGTAATCTCAGAGAGCAAGCTCTCGAGCTCTCTATATTGTCCTCCACCAGCCATAGCAACTTTGTTCAGCGGGTCCCAATAGATCGGCTCCGGGCCCTCTTGCCTCCCTGTAGCCTCTCTCATGACATTCTCGTAGATGCTCATGAGCTGAGTTTGACCATAAGGTTCCCCCGCAGTCTCGAGCCTCTGAACCTCTCCCAGTACACCCTCTCGAATTGTCCTTGCTATATCCTTATCTATCGTGGCAAACCGGCGTAATTCCTGTGGATGGCCCCACTGAGTAGCTTGCCACGCTCGAGTTACGTCTTGAAGGGCAACTCTGGCAGGATTATCGGGAAATAGATTGGCCTCACGCTCCTGCATCCATCTGGCTACACCTCCTTGGCCTTGTGCGAGCATCGCCTGAAGGTGCTCGCCCTGAGTGGATCCGACGCCTGCGGCCTCCTGCACTATAGTCTTCAGTTGCGTGGAGTACAGAGATTGGGTCGTCATCCAGGACGTATAGAGATTAGTGTCCCTATCGAAGGTGACATTCTTATTGAAGGTCCTCAAATACTGTTTGATGTTACTCTGGCCCATCCCCTGTGATTTCAAGTGTTCGACAAGCCCTTCTTTGGCAAGCCGGTAAGTCTCGGGATCATACTGCTCGATAGGCTGGCGGCCCTTCTCGATAATGCCTGCGCCAAATTTCTGGATCAGCTCCTCCTGGTTCGGGTAGGCTCTCAGGGCATTCGTGACCTGCATGAGCATCTCGGTACCAGTCTGCGCTCTACCGGATAACTTTCCAACATCCTCCAGGCTGAGAGGAATATTCCCCCTTCGCATTGTGGTCAATGCCTGGAGGACATCTTTATCTCCTCGAAAGAGTGTTCCTAGAAACTCATGAGGTCGCTCCATACCCTGAAGGGCAGGTAGCATAAGGGCCTCGATATTCCTGGCGTTTTGCAGGATATCGTACTCTCGCATTCCTGTAGCTGTCTGGACAGCCTGCTCGACGCCAACGAGCGATGGGTTCATCTGCCCTTTTGCACTTTGCCCCTTGAATGCCCCCGTGGTGGCAACCACCTTCATGAGCTCCACGATTGGGTCTTCCCCTGCGCCAAAACTGATCTGCTGGAAGCCTTTCTGGGTCAGGCGTTTCAGCCAGGGCTCGAGCTGCTCCTGGGTCAAGCCTTCCCGCCATGCCTCGGGCAAGACTGCCTGATAGCCATATATCTGCTCGTACTGGTTTCCAGCCGTATAGGAAAGCCTCTGGCCTTCAGGGACACCTGTTGTGTAGACCACTCGCTTGCCAGGATCGAGCCTCTTTCCCAACACGCTTGGATCCATCTGGAACTTGGACTCGGCAAAAGTCTGAAGGTTCTTGGCCTTCACTTCCTGCTGCTCTCTGGCAAACCGGCCTGCCATAAGCATTCCCCCTTGCTCGGTTATATACTCCCTGAGGCCCGGTGGAAGCTGGGCCTGCATAGCTCCAGATCCCCACGGCAGCTCGCCAATGGAAGTAACCGTTCTCATAGGAATGCCCTGGTAGGGTTGTTCTCCCGACCTTAGAGTGATAGACGCCTGCCTGAGAAACTCTTGCGGGATCATCGAGAGACGTTGCTGGCCCTCCTGTTCATAGAGCATCATGGGAGTAGCCATTTCCCTGCGCCCGGCTATGTAGGTTTGCTTATAGGGTTTAGGGGTGAAGACATCTACAGCCGTCTCCCCGCCCCTCTGTGTCAATTCCCCGGAAGCCCAAGGGGTAACGTACACCGCTCCGGTTGTTGTGGAAGGCTCGTGGACGTAACCACCAAACAGCCTAGACCAGATGGAGGAGGGCGAGAGACCCCTAAGGTTGGCCTGCTCTTGTAGAGCTCCTACTGACTGTTCAAGTGTCCTCGAATAGCGAGCTCGCTGTTGCTCGGGTGTCTCCCCGGCCACTAAGCCAGGCTCCACAATAGGCACGTTGTAAGTGCCTGCCTGGTGACGAATAGCCTGCGGGTTGGCAACTTCCGTTGGAGAGACATACAGGTTCGAGGCTGGAATGCGCCCTGGAATGTTCTGGCCCTCGGGTGTCTGGAACGACCCACCCCACGGATGGGCCTGCGTATTGATCCTCCTAAAGAAGTCCATAACGGTATCACGCATGGTGAACCGTTCTGGCGTCTGTCCTTTTTGCTCTACCCACGAGCCAAAAGCCCCTGAAACCCTCCTGGCAAAGGATTGGATACCGGTGTAGAAAGGTGTCTCTGAGACCCCTTCTCCGATCCCTGCCACACCAGCCGACCTGAGATCCCCACGCATGAAGTTGTAGCCCTCACCCGTCCGGATCATCAAGGTCTCGTTGGGAGCACCTCTAACTCTCCCGAACCAGGCTTGCCCCTCGGCCTGTGGATGAGCGATCTTCACCTCGAACTCATTAGGGACGCTCTCCCAACCGGATTGCTTGTATATTTGAGCCGGGTTGACCTGAACGTTCTGCTCGTAACCCTGCCAGCCCAAAGTGCGAAGCTCCCGCAGGAGCAAGTCCCTCAATTCCTGGGGGGACTGGAAGGCGGCGGTCTCTTGTGGTCTGGAGATGTCGAAGTTCTGGAAGGGCATGTCAGACTCTTTTGTCTTGCTGTTTCTGGATGGCGGTAAAGATGTTGCGGATATCGGCGCACCGCTTCATTTCCATCATCAGGATATAGGGCTGGTCCAGAAAACCTCCTCCAAAGGGTAGCGCCCTAAACTCCTCCCTTTGCTCCAGGTAGATAAGCGCCTGGGGCTTCTCCGGGATAATGGCACTTAGCCCTAGCCTGATCTCATTCTGTGCACCGAAGTAATTCATCAGGGTCTCTTCCAGCTCATGCAGGAGCTTCTCTAATTCATACTCCCCAAAGGGCCTGCCCAACTCAGGTTCACCTCCAGGACTTTCTCGTGAATCTCGTCGGCCACGTCATCCGGAAGCGATCCCCAGGCTATCTTGAACTGGTTATCGGTCATATCCAGTTCGACATGCCCATTAGTGGACTTGAACCTGAAAAGCTGGTTTCCGTCTATGTCCAGGATATTGGACCCGATCAGGGAGAGCTGCACTTCGATACGCTTGAGTTCCTCGATCGACCAACTTTGCTGAAGACGGAGCTCTTGCGAGAGAGCTGAACGCTGGTTGACGATCTGGGTGACCTCCGAATGAATGAGCGACCGGCGCTCCTTCTGAGCCTGAGTAGCCTGCCGAATGGTGATCTTGGTAGGTCCACCCTCGTTGTCGTAGGCTAAGTCTGTACGTTCCAGGACAAAATCTTTCTCAATGGGTGCGATTAGTTTTAGCGGCATTTCATACTCCTTACGCCTTCTCGATCCAATGCCATGTTCCGGGTTCCTTCTTCTCGGAATAAAGGATACTGGTACACCAGGCAATCCCTTTCTCAAAGCCAAACGGGAGGTGTTCATTGTGATAATGGTCGTTCTGCCCGTCTGTGAAGACTTGCAGATTACACATTCCATTCTCCGGCGGTTGCCCATCGGCAGTCCTCCAAACCTTTACAACGATAGCCGGACGGTGTTCTGTTTCGTCCAGCGCATAGTGAACAATACGGCCTTCGGTCAATCCTTCCATTTCAGCATCCTCCAAGAAAGAAGCACCAGATCTTATAGGTCAGATACGGAACTAAGAGCGACTCCGCTATGACGAACATCAGGATCAGGATAACCAGGATAACCTGCTCCTGGTTGAGTTTTTGGGTCAAATCAATTCTCCGATAAATTTCCCAATTTTTCATGATGATGGCAAAGGGGGAGGTCTCTCTGAGAGACCTCCCGTTAGACTATGGGATTATGGGCTAGGCCAGTTGTAGTCGGGCCACTGGTTGCGGAGCTCTACCGTACAGTATTCTCCAGCAACGTCCAGGGCCTGCCCGGTGAAGTTCATCAGAACGGCGTCATTCCCGGCCAGGGTGATCCCACCCTGGAGGGCGAGCATAACTTCTGTCCCCGTAAAGATAATCTCGTAAGGCTGAGACTCACCCGGCATGTTGGCCGGGGAGAGCGTCCGGAAGGTGATTGGAGTGGTAAAAGGCACCGAGCTCCATTCCGTTCCAGACAGGCTCCCGGTCAAGATCTGCCGGTAGAGGCCGGGGTTCTTCCACTTTACGGTCAAGGCCACCTGAAGACCTCGGGTGATGATGGTCACGTCCTCCAGGAATGGAGAGCCGTAGACCTTCTCCTGCCGGATGTCCAGGTTCTGGTTGTTCATAGTGAACTGAGCCTGAACGACCGGTAGTGTACCGAAGCTTGGGGTGTTGATATACCCACCCGGCGTGGAGCCGATTGGGATCGAAGGGAAGTCCTCGAAGTCGCCGCCAGCTGCGTTCCAGCCGCCCGTCGAGCCGGAGGTCGAATACCAGTCAGGATCCTCCTCCAGTTCGAACAGCCGACCGATCGCATCTACTCGAGCGGCCACGAGGCCCATGTTCGGTAAAGTCAGGCCAAAATTGATGAGCTTGCAGTCCTTGTAGATCTCACCTAAGACGTAATCGCCAACATCACCACTGGTCGGGATTGCTTTCCTGAAGCCCATCCAGGGCACGAGGCCCGGATTAGAGGGATCCAGTTTGAAAACGTGGTTGTACACGCCTCCCGATCCGGAAGTGGTGTCGCAGAAGCCGAAAGCGCCTTTCAGCAAGTAGCCGATCGAGGCCTCCAACCGGGGATGGATGGTCAGGCCACCGCCCACCATGACCCCTGCTTTATAGGGGATGGTGGGAAGCGGACGGCCACCCACTTCCGGTGGGCCGAGCCTCTGGTCGTCAAGGATAGCCAGGTCACCAAGCGTTGCCTTATGCCTGAACCACGAGCCAGCAGGAACGTCGATCTCTTTACCGGCCTGCGGTCCAAAGCCCAAAATACCTGCTTGGGCAACAATCGCCATGGTGTTTCTCCTATGTCACGGTCGATGAGTGAGGGCTTGCCAGGCCACCTCACCTCTCCAGATGTACTGCGCTGGAGGGCCTCCACCTTCGAAGAAGGTAGAGTGGGGAACCCAGAGGTAGTAGGCTCGTTCGCCCCATTCATCCACTAAATCAGCAACATTCGTTTGTTCGATGTGATAAGTCGCTCTCCCCAGGAAGTTATGAGCGTGCCTGGCCGCTACGTCCTGCTTGAAACTCTTCAGGATGTAGTAGCAACCAAGGCTTACCCTACCACGACGCCACCAGTAGTGGCCGCCGCCGATCTCGCCAGCAGGAAGGTTTAGCCCTAGATCCTCCATTTGGGCGGCAGTCACCCTGCCGTCCCGATAGTCAGGATCGTTGGGATTGCCTGCGCTCACCCATGCGAAGTTGACCGGGTTGAGCGGGTTATCCTGAAAGCGGTATGCCTGAACTTCCCCGGCCCTGGAAGGGTCGCTCGAGGAGACCTTACTGATCAGCTCCTGCGAGAGCTTCTCGACCAGGCGGGTAACGATCAGGTCTGAGATCTGGCTCACTGGCCCACCTTTACGTAAGGCGGCATCATCTTCATCTCCTGGTAAAACAGGTGCCGGTAGACCTCTGCCTGCACTTTCAAGGGATTGTGCTCCGGTGTGCCACTATCGACCCGAATGTTGAACTGCCGGATGTTAGCCGAGTTCGAGCTCTTGGCGAGCAGACATTGGGAGGCAGCGTACAGCTGCATACCGATAGAAGCAGCCAGGGGCACCTCGATCACGAAGGTGAGGTCCGTTTCCGAGGCCGGTTTGTTCCAGTAGGCGAAGTAGTAGATCTTCAGTTCATCTCCCTCATCGAGAGGGGCAGACAGGCTCAAGTATCCCTGTGGATACTCGCTCCAATCATTGTCGTCCTGCGCTATAGAACGCACAGTTAGAGGGGCCAAGGTCGCCTTGGGGATGAACCTCCCCGTCTCTACTACCTGGATGGACTGGACGGAGTACAGGTTGCTCGGGAGAGCGAACGAGTCCCCGTCCGATCCGGAGGTGAGTGTCACCATGGAGAACTTGGGGATATACGGCATCACGGCCTCGTGAGCTCCGCAGACACCATCCCAGACCAGTTCCTCGCCATAGATCGCCCCATCCGGATCGTCCAGCAGGCGTAGCACTTTCAGGGAGAATTCACTGTAGTTCATTACTGTACGACCGTTGGGCCCTTTACCCGAGTGGAGCCAGCAGAGAACACGACCTCGAAGATCTCAGGCCGGTAAGGTTGATAGCCCATGTACTGGTCGAACGAGAACCGGAAGATGGCCTTGAAGTCATCGATCGGGTCCAGTTCGTAGAACTGAGGCTGCTGAGCCACGCCAGCCACGATTGCCTGAGGCCCACCCACAAAGATCGTGGCGTGGATATTTCGGGCTTTCGTAACATAGGCGTAGACACCGCCGCCCAGGTCTGTTGCAAAGTCAACCAGGACAGGCTGGTCCAGAACCAGGCGAGAGTTGATAGCATCGACCGCAACGATCCGGCGATTGGTCAGCTTGCCTTCGTTGAAGTTCACCCCATTCGTCACGCCATAGGCGTTGGTCACAGTGGCGTGGAGGGTGATGACATCGTTCACCTCAAAGTCACCGATTGAGCCCGAGGTGACGCTGCCGAGCTGGAGGTAGTGGGTGATCCCAGACGAGTCCTGGCCGGTCAGGTATGTACCATCAACCTTCACGCCAGTAGCCGGAGCCGGGGAGCCATCGCCAGCCGTGACAGCCGCCGAGACGGTTGCCCGAGCGATGACCGCACCACAGTTCCACAGGTTGCACTTGGGGGTCTGGACGTAGCGAACGTTCTTGTACGCACCGACCTCGTAGCGCATCCGGGCCCGGTCTTGCATGTATTCCTGCATGGTGATCCAGTCATCCGCACCCTGGATGTCATAAATGACGCCGGGGGAGGTGTAGGCCACGATGGAGCCTTCGGCACCCGTAGGACCAAGAGCTTCAGCGATGCCACGGTTCGCCATGCCGAGCCAGATATCTGCGCCCACGTCGGGATCGTACTTATCCCCGGTGGTCAAGGTGTTGAAGTTGGTTGCACTCCCCATATAGAGGGAGTAGCCCGTATTCTGAGCGCCCTGGATAAGGGCGTTACGGGCCAGGAGGTCATTCATATCGACTTCGGCTTGCCCTAAGGCTCCCCGAGCGATCCTCCGCAAGCCTGCCTGACGGTTCTTCTTCCAGTAGGTAATGTACTCGTCATACTTATGGAAGGCAATCTTGCCGCCGTTGTGCTGGAACTCGATCTCGATGTTCCGAGAGTCGATGTGCATACTTGGCATCCAAATCTGCCGGGCCGCCAGCGGGGTCGTATCCGCATGGGGGTCCAAAAGTTGCGAGACTACCATCTTGGCAGCCCGAACGTCGAGCAGGGAGCGGGTGAAGGTCAATACCGGACGAAAGACCGATCGCAGCCTCCACATATCGATGAGGTCTGGATCGAGCCACGTTCTTTGGTTCTTATCCATAACCGAGAACGGCTCGTCGCTATAATAGGTATCGAAATCACCTACGGCCATATCAAATTCTCCTAAAGGTCAATTGAGGGCAATCCACTCTTCCATAACCTTGTCGTACTTTGCCCTGCCTTCTGGAGTTTGGGTCCCTCCCAGGGCAACCAGTTCGTTATAGACCTCATCTATGGAGCGTTTCTTGCCTGGGTCACGGCTGTTATCGTCACCCACCGGGCCTGGCCCTTCACCCTCAAGGGCGTCCTTGACTCGCTGCTTACCGCTTTTCTCCAACGACTTGCGGAACTTCTCGAATTTCTCTCGAAGCTCATCCACGTTGGTTCCGGCAGGCAGGAGACTATCAGCCTCGAAGGAGGCCAAGTCCGAGAACTCGCTCAGGATCAGGTTGTAACGATCACGCTCGAGAGTGCGGCTTGCCTCTTGTTCCTGAACAGACTTCACTTGTGAAGTCAAATCTACGTTCTGTCTCTGGAGCTCGGAATACTTTCCTGTTATTTCCTTGTGGGTCTGCTTCTCGGTCTCGTGATCATCGACTAGGGCATCGAACTTGACCTGGAGCTCATCGAGCTCCTTCTTGGTCCTTTGCTGAAGTCTTTGGAGACCCTTATAAGCAGCTTCCCAATCCGTCCCCGGTTTCTTGACGGGATCGGCGTTTTGATCGCCGTTGCCGGGGGCGTCTCCGGGTGTACCTGTTCCACCCGTACCGCTATCCGGGTCCGTATCGAACAAAAACATTGGCCTAAACATGATTACTCCTGATTTGCTTCTCTAGCCGGGGTGCCCTTTTGGGCCTCCTGGCTCGATCCTGGAATACCTCGCTCTTTGGCCTGACCCTCCGGCTGCGGAGGCGTCAGTAGTTTCTGGAGCTCTTTCAGATCCTTGAGGATCTTGTCCCTTTCCTCCGAGGGGTTATCCACGCCCAGGGTGTCCAGCAACCTTTCGATGGAGCCTAACTTACCGGCCATGAGGGTTGCGGCTTCCTGGACCAGGAGTTCCCGGTCTCTCGGTAGGACAGGTGCCCATTCGTGCCTGATGGGGTAGAGCAGGTGTTCAGGTTTTACGGCTACATTCTTGATATCCAGTACGTCTGGCGGGGTCATGAGCAGCATCTTGACTGCCATGCGGGTGAGCAGGTTCAGGCCGGTAGACCAGAAGATCCGCTCGCTGTCGGTGTGTGAAACCAAAGAGATCATGCGAGTCACTAAAGTAGCCGCCGATCTCTGAGATCCTTCGTCTTCCCCATCGGCAATCCCCGGAACGGAAACCAGGCGTCTATAGATTGCCAGGAGAGCCTCCCCAAGCTTCTGCATGGGATCGGAGGCCCGGTTGGTGCCGACCTCTTCCAGGTCAGGCTCTTTCTCGTTGCCGGTGATGTAGGGGTTGGAGTGCAGGTTGATAGCATAAAGCCCAGGGGCGATCTGCTGGACCGTGGGCGTCCCGGAGACGTTCTTCATCTTCATGTAGCGGTGAGCGTCCGTGGTAACCGCATCGCCGTAGTCTGCCAGGCGCAAGTTCATTTCTCGGATGACCCCCTGGACGTTCTCTATAAAGGTCTCCCCGTAGAAGCCATAAACCCGAATGTGGGGAATATAGACCTGTGGAACGAAGCCGTATCTATTCTCTCGGGTCAACCACTGTTCGTTGCGGCGAGCCGGCTCCCCATTGATAGTTACTTCGATCCCGTCATCCGTAGTATGCTCGATCATCCAGGGCTGGATGTTCTCATCCAGGAGCACACCATGTTCGGCTGCCTCCCGGTGGTTGATGGCCCGGATGATCCAGGTCTCTCGCATACGCCAGAAATCAGCCCCGTCCGGGATACCGATAAAGGATTTAGGATGAATGCTCTCAATGCGAAGGGGGATCGTTCTTAGAGGATCCTTGGGGGTGTAGACCAACCGGAAGATGTTGCCGCCGTAGAGCTGGCTTTGGGCTCCATTTTGCCACTGGATAGCCCTGCCGTTGGACTCTGACCACAAGCGGTAGAGAATGTCCTCTAAATCCTTGGCCGATTTGATCTGTCCTTCGTTGGTGGTATCGGGAGGATTGACTTTCGGGTAGACCAGTGGGCGTTCATCATGGCGCACCTGTCCAAAAAGGTAATAGGTGTGCTGTTCTACTGTCCTGGGGAGCGGGTTGTACTTGACCGGATAGAGCTCGATCTCTTTCCCTTGTCGCTCGACCGTCTCGTCTAGGGCCTCACCTGAATACCAGCTCTCCAGTCGGGTATAACGAGACATATTCCGGTTGTACTCAGAATAGGGAAAGTTCTCCAGATCCTGGAGACTGAATTCTGGTCTTGGCCGAACCAGATTTTCAAAAAACTCTTGAATTTGAGGTAGCAAATCGCCCCATCCGAAAGCAAGATATTCACAATGTGGCGTTCATGGGCTACTTTCGGATGAAGTACATTTCCCCCCGGTTAGCTCATGCAGGAGCTAGTGTATACATTTTACAACGTTTTTTGGGGCTGTCAATCCTCAAACAATCCCTTATGTCTGCGATAGTGGGTATGAAGGGCCCGATCGGGGAGCCTAAGAGAGCGATCAAGCACGTAGGGTTGATCGTATACTTCGCTCCTCTCCAGCCAGGCGTACCATTCGGTCAGCATCTGGATCAAGAAGCTCAAGATCCTGATCAGCCTTCTGCGAGCTCTGGTCTTCAGGATCGAAATAAAAGAGTTGCCTCGCTGCGAAAGCAGACATACAGAACATCGAAACGATGTCCTGAGTAAGTTTAGCTTTTGCAACGCCAGTGTCTTTAGCGGGATCATAATTAGTCAATTGGCTCCTTATTCCTCTAACCATCCTGGGCCAGCTCATCAAGCTTGCCTCCAAGTATAACCGGCATGCAATCAAGTAAGCGGACTTCTTTCCGGAAGAGAAGTCCATCGGCATGATGTAGAGATTAGTAACCTTGGACACATCGACCCCACCAAGCCACTCATCTCTGCGGGTGTCCTCGAACCTCTTTCCTTGCAAGAACAGGTTCAGAAGCTCGTTAGTGTTCTTCTGAGGACCGGTAGCATCCACTCCGGTAAAGGCCGGATCATAGGCGGCCATGAAGGTCAAGAGCTGCCGGATGAAAGGTGTAATCGATTTGTTTCCGGCTCCCCACCAGAAAGCGGCCATAGACATCTTATTTTTGGGGAAGTCGGTCACGTCCCAAACCCCCAGAACGGGGGCATTGCGATTGGGGGCATTATCGATCCCAGGATCACCTAGCAGGATATAGTTATGGCCTTCCCCTCTAGGAATTCTATAATAGACGATCCCCGCCCCTGGGGATTTGGATATCTCGAAGCCTGGATAGCCTTTCTGGACGCCCTCGATGATATGCCCGTCGAAGTTCTCGTCTTCGCAGGCAGCAACCTTGATCGTTGAAAAGTAAAGTCCCTTGCCTTGCGGCCTGGTGCCCTCGATATGCTGTTCGTGTTCGTCTTCAGGGATGTCTTTCAGCCACAATTGGAGCTGCTTAGGCGTGACGTTCTTATTGGCCCTGGAAGAGACCGTAATCGAGAGATAGTCTTCAGGATTGTCTTGAGAGAGATCATAGCGATACCACAGCTCGGGATCATCCCAGGAGTTGGAGGTCATACTCATCCGGGCCAGGCGCTCTCTGCCGTTGATGGTGCCACGCATACGGGTACCCAGGTTGGTAATCGTGCCGCTCAGGTCATCCAGTTTTCCGGCCTCATCGATATTTACCCAATCGCCTTCCCAGGAAAGGATGTTATTGCCATTCTTCTCGGCTGACATAAACTCCATGGTGGTGACCATGAGGTAGCTGCCGACGTAGAAGCGGAACTCGATATTTGGATAGGGACTTTTGGGGGCGTTCCAGATCAGGTCTCCGAGGCGGGTATCCCGGCCCAACTCATCCTTGATGAACTTATACATGATCTCCGACTGCCAGGCAACCGGAGCCGCATTCATGAATTTGAAGTCCTTGGTAGTCAGGCAGAAGGGGATCGCACCAGCCCCGACGCCCTTGGTCTTTCCGGAGCCGAAGCCACCAATAACCACGATACGCTGTTGAGTGGCCTTACAGACCATGACTTGCCACTTCCCCCAATCCTCGAAGTTATCATCCAGGCGAAAACCATGGTCTTGGCCGGGTTTGCGGGTGAAATAGTCGAGGATGAGATTAGGATCCTCCACCCCCCTCCTCAAGATCTCAATCTCATCCTCGGTGAGCCGAGCGATCGTTTTACGGGGCATTTAGGCTTCTTTGACGTTTATCTTGAGAGCCGCCAAATGAGCGGCAGCTTTCCCGACCGTTGGATGGAGTCTAAAGCGCAACCACTTACCTGCCCTTTTGACTTGGATCTCTTTCTTATTGGAGGGGTTTAGACGGTACGGCATAGGGATCCTCGCTTTCCTGCTCTAAATTATCCTCGACAACCAGCCGGACACGATTTAGAGGGATCGTCAGGCGCAAATTACCCATCTGATCAGCGACCAGGGTGATAACTTCTACTGCCGAAACAGGCAAGTAGGCCCCGTCTATAGTTACTGCCGTGGGGTGGAGAAAGCCTTTTTCTTTGCCGTAGTAAACGGCGATATCCTTTACTTTCCTGGTGTCCACTCACGGCCTCCGGTGGTCACTCTGCAATGAGGTATCCGGTCTCTGCCGCATATTCGGGACCATCTACCGTTCGAGGCATAGCACCAGCGCCGGTACCACTCTTTCACCGTGGCAATCTCTTTCTCGGTCGGATTGACGATTTCCAATCTCTTGGGCAAGCACAAAGATTTTATCATTTCAGTAGTCCCTCACGGCAGAATGAAAGGAGTCGAGTGCCCTATAGACCTTCCGAACGTCATCGATAGGGATCGACTTGTTGAGTTTCCAGGCTTCTCGGATATCGTGGGTCTCACCTGGATCAAAATAGAAAAATGTCTTCCCGGAGCCCCGATGATAGGTGTAATCGCATCCATGAGCTATCAGGATTGTTACGAGGGTTTTGTCGGTGAGAGGGATCCTATCACTCTCGTTGATCTCTTTTACTTCCTGGCTATTTGTTTTGTCATCAGAAGCTGGTGGAGTCATAGAGGTTCTCCGCAGTGTATCCTACAAAGGCTATGGATCCATCCACTTTTTGAATGACGCTATAGGTTGTCGAACCCAAAAGGACATATCCTGGACGCCCCCCTGGTTTTTCCTCTCCAATCCAGATGGCGTGAAGTTTCTCCCACATGGATGGATTGGACTCTTGAGTAATTTCTTCATTCGGCATTGACAAAGCTCCTTTCAGCAATCCCAGGCTACGTTCGAGGTAGTATGAAGTTGAAAACAGGGTGTTACAAAAGGAAAAACGCAAAAAGAGTGATTTCGTTACACTAAAAAGACCAGCCTTTTGCTCCAACGACGATGATATTGCGAATACCCTGGAAGCGAATTTTGTCGAAATCCTGTAGCTGGTACAGGTAATAGTTCACCATACTGGTCGAGGAGATCTGACACTTCCTCATGATCTCCCGAATGGTGGGTGAGTTTCCGTCGTTCTCGCTCTTGTGGAGAACGACATACTCAAAGACCACCATCGCTCGCTCCCCAAGCACCTTTTTTCTAGGCATTCTTCATTCCTCTCTAGTTGTAAATCTATTATAGAACAGAAATGCTAACTTTTCAACAGGAAAAGGCATAAAAATCCCATAGAGAGAAAGAGTACGAATATACAAGGGGAAGGATGCCGGAAAAGAGTGAAAATTTTTCTGGGGTGACCTATTAGATATATATAGTGGGAGTAGTCGTGAACCTACCCCCTATATAGATCTTTTTTTCTCAACCGCCGCACACTCTTTGTAGGGGTGGTAGGCGGGGTGGGGGGAGGGGGTGGGGGGGGGAGGGGCCTGGAGAGGGGGCCAGCCCCCATATCCCTACGGTCTAGTACCTCCACTGAGAGAGAAAGACGGGCTTATGTTTCTGGCCGTTCGTGTTCCCGTTGTAAGCACGAACAGTAACTGCAACGAGGCCAGTGAGTTGCAGAGCCGCAAGGCATAGAACGCCCCATGTAGGACCTACGTATGGACGCCTAGCGAACGTCCTTATAGGTCACGAAAGGCTATGTAATACCTACAATTGCCCGTAAAAGCTTCTTGCTATCTGCCCTGAGTTCACAGGTCTACAGTTGGGCGCACATATTCTTTATTAGC